TGCTGCTAGTAAATTCTTCAGAGACTTGCCGACAGAAATGGAAAATGGCGCTGAAGCATTTGGGTCTTTGATGGGCAATATGAATCAAGCTCTTGATAATTTTGTCAAGACTGGCAAGTTGAACATGAAAAGTTTGGCTCGTAGCATCATTCAAGACTTGATTGCCATTCAGTTAAGAGCTTCCATGATGACAATGTTTAAAGGCATTTTTGGCGCTTATGGCGGAAGCCCTTATCAACCTGCTGCGGTCATGGGTATGCCGGGATATGCTGATGGCGGATCGCCTGAAGTTGGCAAGGCCAGCATTGTTGGCGAACGTGGGCCTGAAATCTTTGTGCCCAAAACAGCGGGAACAATCATTCCCAATCACGCACTTAGCAGCATGGGTAACACTACAAACGTAACAAACAACTACATCAATGCCATTGACACCAAGTCATTTGAAGATCGCCTTTTGGGTAGCTCTAATGCTATCTGGGCGGCTAATCAATACGCTGGTAAGTCGCTGGCAGTTAACCGGGGTCGTGCATGAGCTTCCAAACCGTATTTGAAAATCAGGAGTCCATGACGGTAAATAACCGCAGGACAATTGGGCAACAAGTTGCAAGGTCGGGGTACATCACTGTTGCTCAATACCTTACGGCTGTGCCTTGGGTATTTACAGTCACGCCTAACAACTTTTTGTATTACCCGACAGCTAGGGCCATCATTCAAGCGATTGACAACAAAGATCGTCAGTTGCCTGAAACGATTGTGTTTAACAGCACTCAATTGTCGTGGTTTACGCAAAAGTTGGGTACGGCAACTACTGCCACATTGAATGGCACACCTACACCTAATACACAAACGCTTGCATTGACCTCTAACGGGACGTTTAAGGCTGGTGATTTCATCATGGTAGGCGGATATACCTACAAGGTGACAGCGGACTCTGCTGGAGCTTCTGTGAGCATTCACAGGCCATTGATTGGTTCACCCGTATCTGGTGCAACTGTGTCTATTGGCAACGCTTGCACATTTAATGTTGTGGCCGAGGTGTGCCCGACATATACTCTTACTCCAATGACAAACGGTGCTTTTGTCAATTGGGATCAGCCCTTTGTTTTCCGGGAATACATCACATGACAACAATCAATGCTGTAACTGGCCCACAAGTTAACCATGCAGAATTTGTACGGTTGACGGTGGGCAATGCTGCAACGGTTTATACGTTTTGCAATGCTGCTGCACCTATCACGGTCGGTGGCATTACCTTTAGCAACCTTGGCGCTTTGCTCAGTGTTGGCGATGTCCAGCGGGACATTAAGGCCACTTCTGATGACATGACAATTCAGTTGACAGGCATTCTTCCTGCCAATATTGGAATTATTCTTGGCAATGACATCAAAGGTTCTTTGGTCGAGGTCTGGCGTGGTTTCTTTGACTCCAACAATCAGATCATCACCACTCCGACCACTCAATTCTTCAAACGCTATCAGGGCATCATCAATAGCGTTTCCATCACTGAAGACTTCAACACTCAGTTGCGTCAGCGAATTGCAACTTGCTCGATTGCTTGTTCGTCTATGCGCCGCATTCTGGAAAACAGATTGTCTGGCGTGAAGACCAACAAAAGCAGTTGGCAGTTTATTTATCCAAACGACACATCAATGGATCGAGTGTCTGAGATTTCAAACACTTACTTTGATTTTGGCGCACCTCCAAAAACGCAAACTCAAGCCAGTGAAACAACAATCACAGAAAACACTGGAGGCGGTGACGCTCCATGATAAGACTAGCGACAAGATATGACATTCCAAGATTGTTGGAAATCGTTGAAGCATATGCTTTTGAAAATCCAATAAACAAACTTGGCGATACTGGAAATCATGATGCACGATATGTTGAAGAACTATTGTTTGGCATCATTCAAGGTCGTGGATTCATTTACATTGATAACAGTATGCGAGGCGCAATCATTGCATACAAGTCGTCAAATATTTGGTGTCCAAGGCTGAAGGAATTGAATGAGTTGCTTTGGTGGGTAGAGCCAGAGCATCGGAACGGAACAATTGGCGGCAGACTGTGGAATGCGTTTAATGAACAAGCGACACAGATGCTTAAAGCTGGAGAAGTGGATTTTGTTTGCACATCCATTTCTGCCAATGGGCCTTTGATTGATTACACACGCAGGGGATACAAAGCCCTTGGCGCAACTTTTGTGAAGGAACAGTAATGGTTAGCACTTTGGTGGCTTATGCCGTTATGGAGATTGGGTTAAGTTATGCTGTGGCAACTTTTGCCGTTAACTTTGCGCTTTCTTACATTGTTACGCGAGTGTTTTCTGATAATCCAGAAAAGCAGCAAGACATGGGTGTGCGTCAACAAGTGCCACCAAGCGCAGTAAACGCAATCCCTGTTGTTTATGGTGATGCGTACATGGGCGGCACATTTGTTGATGCGGTGCTGACTACAGACCAAAAGACGATGTATTACGTCTTGGCTGTGTCCTGCATTAGCCCTGATGGTCAGTTCACGTTTGACACCACAGATATGTACTATGGTGATCGCCTGATTACATTTGATGGCACAGACTTGACAAAGGTTGTTAGCCTTACTGATGAAGCCGGAAATGTAGACACAAAGATCAGTGGCAATTTGTACATCAACCTGTACAAATCTGATGCCGCCGGAACCATCACTCCATTAAACGGCGCTTCTGCTCCAAGCACTGTTATGGGCGGCAGTGATATTGATGCGGCATTGCGTTGGACTGGCACACGGCAAATGAACGGTCTTGGCTTTGCGATTGTGAAGTTGATTTACAACCGTGATGCCAACACAACTCAATTGTCGCCAATCACATTTAAAGTAAGCCATTATCTAAATGGAACAGGTGTAGCAAAGCCCGGTGACGTTTGGTATGACTACATGACTAATGCTACTTATGGTGGCGCAGTTCCCGGTAGTTTTATTGATTATGGAAGTGCTGCGGTTCTTAATGCTTATTCAGATCAAGTAATCACGTTTAATACTTATTCTGGGCCATCTTCTACACAATCGCGCTACAGAATCAATGGTGTTTTAGATGCTGGTGATTCTGTTCTATCAAACATTGATCGCATCATGTCCGCTTGCGATTCGTGGATGACATATAACGCTGCTTTGGGCCAATGGTCTGTTGTTGTCAACAAAGCAGAAACTGCTGCTTATGCTTTCACTGATAACAATATTGTTGGTGACATTCGTGTAAGTGCAACGGACATCACTAGTTCTATCAATCAGGTAGAAGCTCGTTTTCCGTTTAAAGAAAACCGTGACCAAGCAAACTTTGTCAACATTGAAACACCAAGTGGCTTGCTGTATCCAAACGAACCAGTTAACAAGTACAGCATCACATACGACTTGGTAAACGATTCTGTGCAAGCAACTTATCTTGCGAATCGTTTGCTTGAGCAAGCCCGTGAAGACTTAATTGTCAGTTTCAACACAACGTATTTCGGCATTCAGGTTGATGCTGGAAACGTGGTCAGCGTGACGAATTCCGACTACGGCTGGAATGCTAAGTTGTTTCGTGTCATGAAGGTCAATGAGGCATCATTGCCTGATGGCACTCTTGGCGCTCGTTTGGAGTTGAACGAATACAGTGCAGCAGTGTATGACGATCAGGACATCACGCAATACACGCCTGTGCCAAACAGCGATATTCCATCGCCCAACTATTTCTCGGCTTTGGCGGCTCCAACGGTCATTGCAAGCCGACCATCTGATCCTGTGCCCACATTTGATGTGCAAGTCTATGTGCCAACAACAGGTCGCGTAAATTATGGTGTGTTGTATTACACAACCTTAATAAGTCCCGGCCCATTTGATTGGAAGGTCTTGGCAACTGCCGGAAGTCCAACAGGCGCACCAGCGGCAAATGGCGCGGCATATATCTGGAACAACATGAGTTTGCCGGCGGGTACATACTATCTGGCATTTATTGTTGGCAATGAGATTGGTCAATCTGCTTTGTCGCCAACAAGTACAGCATTTGTCTGGACTCCTATTGGCGCTCCGGGTGAAAACGGTTTAACGGCGATTACAGCTTATTTGGTGCAAAGCCAGAGTTCATCTACCCCAACATTCACAACACCTACTGCTGGCCCCAATGCTCCTGCTGGATGGTCTTTGACAACTCCAGCGGTTGCAGTTGGTCAGGTTCTTTGGTATATCCAAGGACGATACAACAGCAATGCAACCACAATTGATGGTGTGGCTGGTGGAACTACTGCATGGACAGGGCCAATTGCTGCAAGCATTTTCCAAGACATTCGCTCTGACAACTGGAACGGCTCTAACCCTCCTGTTGCTGGAACACCTGCGACATACGGCACGGCTGGTTATTACATCCAGCGCAATACTGGCGATATGTTTTTGAACAGCATTTATGCGCGAGGTGTTGCAAGATTTGATGGATCAAATTCTATCAGTGGAACAACATATTCCTTAGTTGCTAACTCATCATTAAATACACAAGGCGGCATCATTAGTTATTCAAACGCCATTTTTACAGGCGCAATGGCTGGCTATGCTTCTGGAAGTGCAATTGGTGGATATTTCTACTCTAATGGTTCTCAAGCTGCATTGGCATCATCTTCTGTAGGTTCAGGCAATAGTTTGTCAGTTGACGGAAAGATGGTAATAAACAACAGCACATTGGTTACAAACCTGAATGCTGATTTGTTGGATGGCAATCATGCAACTGCTTTTGCAACATCGGCAAGTGGAACTCCTGCTTATGCTGCTGAACGATTGAATGGGTCAACGGCAAACGTCTTGCGTTTTGTGCAAGGAACAGTAACAGGCTCAGGAATTGCCACATTCAATAACACAACAAAACCGGGAGGTAATACCGGAAACGTGTGGATGACTATTACCATTGACGCAACAACTCTTTACATCCCTGTTTGGACTTAATCATGCCAAGAGAAATCACAATCCCAAGTCAAACCGTCTACGAGGAAATTCAGTCTTTGCAAGAATTTCCAGAAGATATGTTTGTTCGTGTCATTGTCGGAACAACTGACGCTGAAGGCGTATTTATTGTCCCGCAACAATATCGCACTTACATCATTCAAGGCGATGACTATGTTGAGTTGTTGTCGCCTAATCCGTCATGGGATCCAGAAAAGCCCGGCGGCACATACTTCAATGAAGATTTGTGGCATTTCATTGACCAGCAGAATGGTTAATTGAT